GAACAATTTATGCAGCGATTTAAGGATATTTATACGCACGAAACTAAGATCCCCGAGCGAGATCTGAAGAAGCTACTGAAGCGGGACGTTTACATGGACGCGGCCAAGTGCCTGGATTGGCATGTGGTTGATTCGGTTTGGGCCTGAAGTCTCAGTCCCTTCGGGACTGGTCTTACTCCTCCTTGGAGTCCTCGACCTCGTCCTCCTCCTCGACGATGACAGGGGCCGAGACGGCCTCGACGTTCGAGGGCGCGGCCATGGGCTCCATGGAAGGGAACTTGATGGCGCCCTTCTGGAACTTCTCGTTGAACTTCTTGTACAGGAAATAGCCGATGACGAGGATGGCCACGACGGCCACGACATTGAAGACGTTAAATAATGACTTGGCCTTGATATCCTCGATGGTGGCGCGCTTGATGTGATCGACTACGGGAGTGGAGCTCATTACTAAAAAAACAGGTTTTCTGTGGCCCAGGGTGCCGCACCCCACTGAATTTACAATGGAAATCGAACAGGCCTGGCTTGCGCTCGACGCCCTTCGGAAGGAGGCCGAGATCGAACCCCCACGGCCTCTCGATCCTGGAATATTTTGCCACAGATGCGGCGGCATCAAGTCGTACGGGGTCCATGATGACGTTCCGACCTGTACGGAGTGCGGGGCGTGTGACGTCGAGTACGTCTGTGAAGAGGCCGAATGGCGTTCTGGGTGTGAGGATGGTGTGGATCAGTCGCGCGTAGGCGCCCCGGTCAACACGGACCACTTCTCGGCGGCCTGGGGGCAGGGGACCATCATGAACGTCCAACGAAGCGCCTCGTACGCCCAGAAGCGCCTGGCCCGCATCAACTTTCACTCGATGATGAACCACCGGGACAGGGCACTTTTTCATGCGTACGCCGACCTGGATCGCGTCGGCAAGCAGATTCTAAGTTTGCCAGAGGCTGTAATGTATCAGGCTAAAATCAAGTACAGGGCGTTCAACGAGGCTGTCCTGACCCGCGGCGCGGTCCGGAACGGGATCAAGGCGAACTGCATCTTTCAGGCTTGCCGCGAGTTCAACGTGCCCCGGACGACGCGCGAGATTGCCGAGGCGTTCGGCATCCCGGCCCGGGACATCTCTCGGACGTTCGAGATTTACCAGGAACAAGTTCCCGAGTCGCAGGTCCACGTCACGAATCCGGCCGATCTCGTCGCGCGCTTCTTCAAGGACGTCACGTGCGTTCCCGAAGAGCAAAGAGGCAAGGTGGGTATGCGGATCCGCAAAATCTGCAAGCAATTGGAGGAGTGCGTCGAGCTCATGGGGCGGACGCCCAAGGCGGTCGTGTGCTCGGTCATGTACATCGTGCTCTCAGACTCGGGCTTCGCGCCGAACAAGGCTGAGCTGTGCCGCGTCTGTGACGTGTCCGTCCCGACCCTGGGGAAGATCGAGGCGATTATCAAGAATCAGTTAAGGAACTCGTGACACTAATTTGTAATGTCGACCCCGATCGTACTATTCGTAAGCACGCCGTGTTATGGCGGCGTTTGTCTCCAGGCCTATGCCGAGTCCATGCTTCGTCTTCAGCGTACATGCGCCGCGAATGGCATCCAGATGATGCTCGACACGACCGAGAACGAGTCGCTCGTCCACCGGGCCCGTAACCTGGCCGTCGCGCGCTTCTATCAAAAGTGTCCTCAGGCGACCCACTTTCTGTTTATCGACGCCGACATTCACTTCGACCCCGAGTCTGTGATCCGGCTCATCAAGTCCGGGCACGAGGTTTCATGCGCGGCCTATCCGAAGAAGTGTGTCATGTGGGACGCGGTCGACGCGCACTACAAGGCGGGACAGACTGGGCGCGACCCGGCCCGCGTCGCCTCTTCACTCGTCATGAACTTCAAGTTTTCGAACACGCCCGTCAAGGATGGGTTCGCCGAGGTGCTCGACGGCCCGACCGGCTTTTTGCTGATCAAGCGCGACGTATTCACCAAGATGCACGCCAAGTACCCCGAGCTCAACTGCGTCAACGACCACCAGAACAAGGACCTGGACGAGTACGTGGCCGTTTTCGACTGCATGATCGACCCGGTCTCTCGCCGGTACCTGTCCGAGGACTACGCGTTCTGCCGCCGCTGGCAGCAGATGGGTGGTCAGATCTTCGCGGACGTCATGACGGTCCTAGGCCACGTCGGTAATATCCGATTCCAGGGCTCTTTGGAAGAGCGGCTTAAGGCTTAGAAACAATTTGTAACTAATGACCGTCCTCCACGTGGTCGCGATGACCCGTAATAAATCAATCAGCGCGACGACCCTACACACTATGATGAACATCCACATGCTGTGTATGATGCGCGGGACACACCTCGAGATTCACTTCCTGGACAACAAGTCGACCCTGCCGAAGCTCATCAAGACGGGCGAGCGCATCTTCTTCATGGACTACGGCACGAACCTGAATAACGAGGTCCTGTCTAAGGTCCTTGACCCGTTCGACAAGGGCGTCCAGGTTCTCGTGTTTCCGTCGGTCCGCGAGGGGATCGACTGGGCCCAGTTCGAGAAGAAGACCAAGGAGGGTTCCAAGGAGAGCCCTCACCAGCGAGGCCTCAACTTTGACACGGAAGTGGGCAAGAAGCTTGCGGATGGCCTGTACGAGTGCGCCAAGACGGATGCGCGCGTCTGGGTCATGGACGCCAAGCCGGTCGACAAGAAGCTCCGGGGCGGAAAGGTGCCGATCAAGCTCCCGCTCGAAAATGCCGGTGAGATGTTTGGGGCCCTCGCCACCATGGGGATCAAAATTGGTGTCGCGTCCGAGGCAATCGTCGTGTGCCACTATGTACATGAATGTTTTGGAAATATCCTCGAAGCCTCAGGTGTTAACTTGGCGCCTTAGAGACCAGGTGAGAGTCGCGAAGCGACTCATTCGTGAGATCCCTTGGAGGACAAGGACCTTCGGTCCTTGGGACTTAGAGGTTTGAGTCTTTGAATTTGTATCTAAAAATGGATCCTAGGGAATTTATCGCAAAAGTCTGGCACTCGTCAGACCCTGCGCGATTCCCCGGACCCCAACCAGTCTCTATCGAGCGGAGACATTTCCCTTTGTTGAAAAAGCAGCCATACGTCGTCTGTGAAAAGACGGACGGCACGCGGCACTTTCTCATCAGTTGCGAATCGGGCGTGTTCCTGGTCGACCGGGCATTCCACGTCGATCCCGTCAAGATTCGCATCCCAAAGGACACTCTACTCGATGGCGAGCTTGTGAAATTGAAAAGTGGTCGGGTCCAGTTCGTGATCCATGACGCCGTGATCGTCCGCGGGGAAGACTTGATGAATTTTGATCTGAAATTAAGACTTGAGAAGGCCCGGTCGGTCGTCAAGGCCATCATCAAGACTGCGACGGCCCCCTTTGAGGTCCGGGTCAAGACCATGGTCGACCTGGCCGACATTAAGTCCTTTCCTGATCTAGATTCATTCGACTACGAGACGGACGGGCTGGTCTTCACACCCGTGAACGAGCCTATCCGGATGGGTACCCACGAGACCATGTTCAAGTGGAAGCCGCGCGAGCGCATCACGATCGACTTTGAATTGCGGAAAGGGTTCGAACTTTTCGTACAGGATCGCGGAGTCCCGTACAAAGAGGCCGAGTTGCACCGCAACCCATCGCACCTGCCGGAGGGCACGATCGTCGAGTGCGGCTATGGAGACAACGGGTGGATGATCGAGAAGGTCCGGACGGACAAGACGCACGCGAACAACCGCCGCACGTACTTTAGGACCATAGTGAATATCCGCGAGAATATTCAGCTTAGTGAATTCATGGGCCTGTAAAAGGCCATGTAGAACTCGCCGCGTAGTGTCTCAATGTTTGGAATTTCACGCACCGATTCGTCATCCTTGATGTACCATTTGTCGAAGCGTCTCACGAGCAGCGCGTAGTGTCCCCCGTTTCTGACTCCCATGTGAAGAACACATGCGAACAGCTTACGCCCCTCAAACTCTAGTGGAATTTCAATCGGAAATTTATAATCGTACATCGAGAATGAAAAGCAGATAATCTTGGGCCAGCGCGTCACGACCCGTCGGACGACTGCGGTCGCGTGTGTCTTTCCAGAATCGTCAGTGTAATTTTCTATAGAAATTGGTTCAGACCTCTCATCGACCAGGTCCTTGAGCCGACAGGGTTCCTTCACGTCCAGAATCATGGCCGTGAAGGAGTTATGGACTATCGATAGACCACCGGTCCACTCGGTCGCTTGGCCATCCTCGCCGTTGAAAATATTCGTCACGAATTCTTTGCCGAGCGAAGTCTCGAACGTGTCGATGAGGAGCAGGACGACCTCCTGTGCGTCGTGCTGGTTCATGTTCGCAAAGTCGGGGTACCGGACGCGAAAAGCCCCGAGTAGATCGCTCGGACTCACGGGGTCCGTCTGGCCCTTTAAAAACAATTGTCTGACAACCTTTTGGTACTCTTTGGTGACGGCACATGGGCACGCCGTGAGATCGATCGCAAAAAAGTGTTTTGTGAGCGGTGGAACGTGGGCCAGGGCCTGAACTGCAGTATTGAAAAAGCACGAGTTCCCGAGGTTGTGGAGCCCTCTCATCTTAGAGACAAAGCACGTTAATTCTATAAATGGAAATCGCACCGAACGCATCTCCGATGAGCCGCCCTCTGTTTGAGAAGTGGGCCCCGATCATCGAAAAGTTCAAGTCAGCCCCGAATACGGAGATTGAGATCCGTTTCGGTCGCAAGGCTGGCAAGGGCTTCGACACGAACGTCGGCCGCGAGTCCTTCGAGAAGGCTTTCCGAGCCCTGATGAAGTATCAGGCCTGGGAGAGCACGAAGCACAGCAATTCCACTATTTACTACTTTGCAGGCGACAAGCGCCTCTCGGTCGATGAGGATACCGACGAGCAGGTTGGTCAGATCAAGAAGCGCGTCAAGGTGGACGATTTCAGTCTGGACGATGTGCCGTTCGATGTGCGCCTGGGCGTCTCGACCGAGGAGCCGTTCGAGTACGACGGCGACGAGACCAGCACCAAGCAAACGACCAAGGAGCGTTGGTCGTTTGTCCGGAAGAATCTCTCGATCGATATGACGATCGTCAAGGGCCCGCCCGAGGACAAGGACTCGGACGAGGACACGACGTACCAGATCGAGATGGAGATTATCGACCCCAAGGCGCTCGAGGGCGAGAAGGACACGTTCAACCTCATTCACAAGGTGTTCGATCTGCTGAAGTGCGTCTAGGCCTTGGCGACCTTCTCGGCCCAGACCTTCTTGAACTTCTTGTTGAGGCCGGCGCGCTCGAGACCGGCCCACGTGTACTTGTTGTTCGGCCCGGTCGGAAGACCAAGGTTAACGAAGGCGTTATTTAAATTAGCAAGCCCTGCGCGATTACGCGGCAGGGCCCATTCCTTCGCGAGCGGATCGTTCACGGCCACCTTCGGGCTTTTCTTAGGGGGCGGGGTGCGCTTGGGAATGGGAGGCGTCTTACGCGGCTTGGGGACGTACGCGGGAATGTGCCGTTTCTCACCGGTTATGGCGTTTTCGACGTCACGTGCGGCGCGCGCAGGGCTCAGGGGCACTTCGCGGTTTATCCATGCGCGGATGGCCGTCTTCACATTCGCCGCCTTGGGTTTGGGTTTCTGGAAAGCCAGGTTCGTCACCAGGTTCTTGTACCGCTGCACCTTGTTCGCCGGTAGCCAGTTGGGCACCTCTATCCGGCCCACGTACCGGGCCTTGGCCGGCTCGTTCGCGCGCAGGCCCTTCTCCTCCTTCACAAACTTCTTGTAGGCCTTGTTCACGTTTCCCTTGAGTGGCTTTCCACGGGCACCCACGGGCAATTTACCATAAATTTTAAGGAAAATATGTTCGTTGCCGTTACGATAAAGATTACCCAGATTCTGGGAGAGGCGCAGGCCGTACTCGAACTCGCGTGCCATGTTGTTGTTGCCGTTGTTGGAACTGGCTGAGCTCGGGGCCCGTCTGGGACTTGGTGCGGCGGAGCGGTTAGGGCTGGGCGCCGGCCGCTTGCCCGCCACGAAAGCCCGGAGGGTGTTGAACCGGTTCGACTTGGCGATCGTGTTGTATTCGGCATGATTATTGACCGGCAGAAGCTTCTTGGCGATCTTGTTCTGTTCGGCGACCGGGATAGTCGCCCATGCCCGGTGCGTCTGGAGACCATTGCTCGTCGTACGGGTGACACGGCCGTCGTTCCCGAACTTGTAGAACATGCCGTTGACGACCACATCGTACGTCCGGTTGAGCTTGTTGGACACGCCAGCCTTGTTCTGGATGAGGCCGATGAGGCGCGCCGGGTTCATCTTGGAGTTGGCCTCAGGGATGTTCATGTTGCGTGCGATGGCCAGGAGCTCAGTCTTGGTCAAGCGCGTCGCCTGTCTGTTGTTGATGCGAAGGACGCGGTTCAGGCCCATCTTCACGACGTGCTCTAAATCGCCGCCGCCATTCGTCTTGACGTTCGCCGGAATCTTGAAGATGTTGCGGACGGCCGCGGGGATGTTGCGGCCGGCCTCCGTGTACGTCTTTATGACCGTCTTGCGACCGGCCGCCAGACCCTCCGGGACCTTGAACCAATACGGCTGCTTGCCCGGCCCGGGACGCACGTAGAATCCAGCCTTTGTGGAGTTCCACGAGGGCGCCCGGCGATTCTTGGGCCCGGCCGCGACTGACGCGCTCCGAGGCGCCTCGAGCGGAAAGCCGAGCCGGGTGAAGACGTTGCGCGTCGCGGCGGGAACGAGAATGCCCGCCTTTTCGTACGCCTTGGCGACCACGACCGCGTTCTTCTTTGTCAGACCCATGGCGCCGCGATTGATCCACTCACCGGTCTGGGGCTCGCGTTCCATCTTGCGCCACTTGTAGAAGCGCGGCTTGCCGTTCGTCCCGGGGCGCACGTAGAATCCCTGGCGCGTGGCGTTCCAGGATCTTGCCAGTGGGTACCGGTTCGCCAGCTTGGCCTTCTTGGCCTCGGCGTTCCCACCCTTGACCGGCTTGCCGATCGCGCGGTTTTTAGAGAGGTTCAGGGCGAGCATGGCTGTAAGATCGTATTTGGAAGTGAAAAACTCCTTGAAAAGCTTGCGGGGGTCGTCGCGCTCCGAAGGGTCCTTTATTCCCGTGAAGAGCACCGTCCCGTTCTTAAAGAACTGGTAGGTCCACTTGGGGCTCTTGAGTTTCAGGACGACGGCCGGGACACCGAACCCGACGGCCGAATCGTACTTCTTTATCTCGTCGCGCATGGATGCCGGCAGACCTCGCAGTTCGCCCGCGAGTCCGTCGAGGTCAAACTCGACGTTGACGTAGAAAATGCCGTCAATCTTCTTGTACACGGGCGGGGCTCTCAGGAGGAGCTTGGGCGCCCAGCCGTTCCGGACGATCGCCAAGAGGGCCTCCTCGTAGTTCCCGAGGCCCATGACGTCAAAGTACTTGTCCGTGAGGACGATCGTCTGCTGACCGCGCTTGGCGATCACCTTCGAGACGCCCTCGGCGTCGCCGATCCACCGACCATTGTCCCACCGGACGACGGGCTTCTTGAACGTCGTCTTGTAGCCTAGGACCTCCGAGAAACCCTTGGGGGCCGACTCGAACACCGATCGGAAATTCACCGGCAGTTTGAAGGTGACGATCTTGGCCGTCAGGGCCGATGGTGAAACCTTCCAACTCCCTTGGGAGTTGGTGAAAACGCGCTTGGATCGCCAAAGTTTTTGGAACTTGGCGATTCGCGCAGCCTGTGCCGCGTCCATTATTAATTTGACACATTTTAATTTTCATCATTCTTGAAATCCAAGCCGTAGATGAATGGTTGCGTAGAATACGCAGTGCCGTTGTAAATCTTCGACTCGACCTTGACCTCGAGATCGCGCGCACTGAAAGGCCCGGCGTAAAAGTCCGGATGGAATTTGAACGTGCCGAGGTTGTTCTCGCGGCAGTGCTGGTTGAACTGGGCGACGAAGACCGTTTGGGGCACGAACAGGTCCTTGCCAAACTTGAACTTGGCCGAGCACAGAAAGTGCTGGAGCGAGTTCGTCACCATCGCAACCTGGTTCTGGATCATCTTGAAGTACTTTGGCAGGACGTTCCATATGTCCTTGTCCGAGTACTTGGCGGCGTAATCGATGTAGGCCCGTAGACACTTGCAGAGGATCGCCGGGAGCTCCGTATCGAGCTTGACGTCCAGGTGTGGGTCGGCCTTGTCCTCGGCGATCTGCCGACCAAAGTTCCAGGTCGCCAGACGGCGCAGGACCGAACCCGAATTGTCCTTCCAGTTCGGCACCTCATTTCCGCCCAGGATTCCAGGCGTCTTCCACTGGAAGCTCAGGGCCGTCTCATTCTTGCGCGCGATCGACACGTCCTCACCCGACACGAGCGACTGGAACTCGGCCTGCTCGAGAGCCAGGTCACCCTTGATCTCTGGGCTGATGAACATGAACCCCCTGTAGATGCTCGAGAGGCCGAACTTCTTCTCGATATTGTTCGAAAGGGTCGAGACGTCCTCGCACTCGTAAAACTTGCGGGCCACCTTGGTGATGAGCGTCGACTTACCCGAGCGTGCGATACCCTTCAAGAACGGGATAACCTGCCAGCCGTCCATCTCGTTCACGTCAAAGCACAGCCGCCCCATGAAGACGTACGTCCAGCGGCAGACGTCCTCCTCGAACCGCTGGTAATCCAGGACGCTCTGCATGTGCGGTGTCGGGATGTTGTACCAGTCTGGAATGTCCTCGTAAGGGTCAAATTCTTGATCGAAATACTTGCACGAGACGAGTAATGGGTCGAGCTCGTTGAACTCGGCCGTGCCGTAATTGTAAAACTTGAATGAGTTGTCGAGGGTAACCTCGGACGGCCGCGAGTCCAGCAGGCCGTTCGAAAACGACCAGACGTGCCGATCCTTCTTGATCTCGGGAAATTGAATGTCCTTGCAGTTTGACAGGTGCTTGACGACGTCCGATGCCATATTACCACGATTCGTCAGATTCATCCACATCTCGGGATTGTCCTCCTTCTGGGTCTCGTCGTAGACGAACTCCTTGATCTCCTTGACGGTCTTCCAGGCGCGCGTCATGAAACGACCCGATGCAATCTCCTTGCAACACTGATCGCGGTACCGGCGAAACCCCTGGCGGTACCCCTGAGTCAGCAGGTGGACCAGGAGCTTCTGGTACGCGCTCGCATCCTTCTCGAGATCGAAATCGACTTCGGGGTTCTCGGCCAGGGGCTGATTGAAGATGCGATACTCGGTGTCGTTCGTGATGAACTTCTCGACGATTTGCTTGTAGATCTTCTTGAAGCGCTTGATCCGGCGCTCGAGGCTCATGACGTCCCCGTTGATGTCGGTCGACTCGTGATTCAGGACGTCGAGGGTCTCAGCCCGGGCCAGCATGTACCCCGCGATGTTGATCGTGATTCGCTGATTCACGAGCATGCGGTCAAGATCTTCACGATCGATATCGATCGGCATGCCCTGAGGGTCCCGATGAGGACTGGCCGGGAGCCATTTTTGAGCCAAAATTTTATGAATCTCACTTCGGCGGTCACCACTTCCTTGAACGTCAAGATGCAGGTTACGTTCACATGCAAGGAGGCGATTTTCGATATCAACCAATGTCCAAGTATTGATTTCCTTCTGGTAGACGCTGCCGTCAGGGGCCGGCGCCTTTTTCTCTTTTGTGTGGACTTTGGTTGCCATTAATAACAGAGCGTTTGATTTTTTTAAGCGGAAGCGGCGATGTGCTGTGGCTGCACGGGCGGTGGGCACGCACACTTCGAGTTCTTCATCTCGGACAGAATTTTAAGGAGAATTTTGTTCTGCATATCGACACCGGCCGCGATCTTCTCAGTCGCATCCTTCAGGCTGACGAGGGTCGTCGCGACCGTCTCACCATCCTCGGTCGCGAGCAGGCTGCCGAGAGCCTCGAATATATCGACACCCTCGTCATCCTCCATGTCAAATCCGTCCTCGTCCATCTCCTCCTCGTCCTCCTCGGGCTCCTCCTCAGGTACAATCTTGGGTGGCGGGCGGGTCGGGCGGGACATCTGTACTACGTCTGGATATTTTTGAGCTGGAACTTTTTCGCACCCTATATTAAAATGCCTGGTGGCGGTCTCATGCAGCTCGTCGCTTATGGCGCCCAAGACGCTTACCTGACGGGTCAGCCCAAGGTGACCTTCTTCCAGTCGGTCTACAAGCGCCACACGAACTTTGCGATGGAGACTTCCCAGCAGACCGTGTCCGGTGCCATCGGCAATGGCAGCCTCGTGTCCGTGACCCTGGCTCGCACGGGCGATCTGGTCGGTGATATGTTCGTCGCCCTGACGCCGATCAATACGGCGGCGTCCCAGCTGACGACCAACAACACCGGCATTGATACGTGCTGGATTGCCGAGCGCGCCTTCAACACCGTCGAGCTCTTCATCGGCGGTCAGTCCATCGACAAGCACTACCAGCAGTGGTTCCGCCTGTACGCCGAGGTGTTCCTGAATGAGACCAAGAAGGTGAACTACGGCAAGTTGGTCTCGATGTCGGTACCGAACAACGTGGGCCAGACGTCCACGGCCCAGGTCTTCCTGCCCCTGATCTTCTTCTTCAACCGCAACCCGGGCCTGTACCTGCCCCTGATCGCCCTCCAGTACCACGAGGTCCGCATCGATTTCACCCTGGCGTCCAACTACAGCAGCTACTTCGGAACGGGCCCGCCGGCCGTCTGGACCAACTACATCTACCTGGACACGCACGAGCGTGAGCGTTACGCCAAGGGCTCGCACGAGTACCTGATCGAGCAGGTCCAGCACGTCGCCGGCGACCCGGTCGGCTCGACGAACGAGAACAGCCCGGGCGTCATCCGCCTCCAGTACAACCACCCAGTCAAGGAGCTGATCTGGTGTTACCAGGACCCCACCCCGGGAACGAACCGCAACGCCATGTGGAACTTTTCGTCCAGCACGGCGAACGTCGAGGTGACCGTCGACGCCCAGAAGCTCGCGGCGTGTGGCGCCCTTCTCGAGCCGCACAAGACGGGTTCGCCTGTCATATACATCCCACCGATCCTGGGTTCCAACCTGTACGTGACTTCCAATATCGTCGTGACGAACAGCAACATCACGTCCAACAACACCATCGGTCTCCAGTCCAATGTGATCGCGGGCGCGTCTTACTGGGTCGAGGGTGGTCTGCCGGTCCTCTCGTCGAACGTCCTGTATGGTCAGGAGGTTGGTCCGCTCCACAAGTTCAAGCTGATGCTGAACGGCACGGACCGCTTCGTCGAGCAGTCCGGTAAGTACTTTAACCAGTACCAGCCGTATCAGTACCACGAGGGTTCGCCCTACCCGGGCATCTATGTGTACTCCTTCGCGCTCAAGCCTGACGAGCTCCAGCCGAGCGGCACGTGCAACTTCAGCCGGATCGACATGGCCCAGACATCCGTCTACCTCAAGACGGGCATGCCGAGCAACATACTTCAGCAGATGTTCGCGGTCAACTACAACGTCCTCAAGATCGCCTCGGGTATGGGCGGTGTCGTGTTCTCGAACTAAGCCCCGGCTGCGTAGAAGCCGTCCTCCCCCCGCCCGCGTGTGGGCCCGCGCCAAATTTTTTTCTTGAGTACTATTACAAATGGCCGGTGGACTTATGCAGCTCGTTGCTTATGGCGCTCAGGATGTGTATCTGACTGGTCAGCCCAAGGTGACCTTTTTCCAGGCCGTGTACAAGCGCCACACCAACTTTGCGATGGAGAACATCCAGCAGACGGTGAACGGCACCCCCTCCAACAGCGGCCGCGTGTCCGTGACCATCGCCCGCAATGGCGACCTGGTCGGCGACATGTACGTGGCGCTGGTGCCGACGGGCGTCTCGGCCGCCACCGCCCCCAAGCTGACGACCGACAACGTCAACCCCGACCTGTGCTGGGTGGCCGAGCGCGCCATCGCCGCCGTGGAGCTGACCATCGGTGGCCAGCGCATCGACAAGCACTACCAGGCCTGGTTCCGCCTGTACGCTGAGGTGTTCCTGTCGGAGTCCGACAAGATCAACTACGGCAAGATGACGTCCAGCGCCAGCCCGGTGCCGTCCGACGCGACCAACCGCACCTACGTGTACCTGCCCCTGCTGTTCTTCTTCAACCGCAACCCGGGTCTGTTCCTGCCCCTGATTGCCCTGCAGTACCACGAGGTGCGCCTGGACTTCGACCTGACGGCGACCTTCTCCAACTACTTCGGCTCCTCCAGCCCGGTGTTCGAGGTGTGGGCCAACTACGTCTATCTGGACACTGAGGAGCGCCGCCGCTTCGCCCAGAAGGGCCACGAGTACCTGATCGAGCAGATCCAGCACACCGGTGGTGACTCCATCACGGCCTCGGGCAACCCGGGCGCCCAGACGATCCGTCTGTCCTACAACCACCCGGTGAAGGAGCTGATCTGGTGCTACCAGAACACCGTGTCGACGGCGACCAACTCCATGTGGAACTTCTCCACGAGCGCGCAGAATGTGAACGTGACGGTGTCGACGCACCCGCTGAACGTGGCCGGTGTGATGCCGCACGCCGTGGGCTCTCCTCACCTGTACTCCAACATCAGCGTGTCCAACATCATCTCGATCGGTCTGACCTCCAACATCGGCTGGGTCGAGGAGGGCTCGTCCAACGCCACTGGCACGTCCGTCACCGCCGCCTTCGCTTGCGAGGTGGGTCCCCTGTACAACTTCAAGCTGGTGCTGAACGGCCAGGACCGCTTCAAGGAGCAGATCGGCAAGTACTTCAACCAGTACCAGCCGTATGTGTACCACTCCGGCACGCCCTACCCGGGTGTGTATGTGTACTCCTTCGCCCTGCAGCCGGAGGAGCACCAGCCGACCGGCACGTGCAACTTCTCTCGTATTGACAACGCCCAGGTGGCGATCAACATGAAGAGCGGCTACACGACCTCCCTGCAGCGCATGTTCGCGGTGAACTACAACATCCTGCGGATACAATCCGGGATGGGGGGTCTTGCCTTCTCGAATTAAATGGGAGGGTTGGCATTTGTTATATTTTCACATGGGTGGTTCGCCATTCGCTAAAAATACAGGGCTTCGGCCCCAAGAACCCACCCATGTTCTTGAGACCGACTTAAAGAAAAGACCCCCCATATAATATAAAGATGGCCGAACAAATCAAAAAGTGCACGAACTGCAGTCGAGGACCACAGCCTCTCGGCGAATTCGAAGGAGTCCGCGGACCTTGTAATACTTGCAAAAAGTGTCGCGAAAAGAACAAGGCGCGCGATTCAGGCGTCGAGCGACGAGACTATCACGCCAAACTGAATAAGGAGAAGAACTATTCCAAAGATTATCGCGAACGCAAGAAGAATGGCGCCGTCATTCCAAAGGAGCACAATATGGAGCAAACGTGCAATTGGGTGAAAACCGAACAGACGAAAGACAGGGTGTCTAATTGGAAGAAGCTCAATGTTCGTGATAGGCTGTCTGGTATACAACGAACAGCAGCCTCTAAAGAGATAGAATGGCATCTCACAGACGAAGAGGCTGAGAAAATGCTTACAAGTCCATGTGTTTATTGTGGTCACTTGGACCTCGAAGTCCGTCTGAACGGCATCGATCGGCTTAATCAACAAGGAAATTACACAACAGAAAATACGGTTCCGTGCTGCTGGACGTGTAATTTTATGAAAGGGTGTATGGACCCCTTGACTTTTATCGAACAATCGAAAAAGATAGGTGAATGCACTTATAGTTTCCATGAAGTTCCTCGACAGGCGAATATCAGACCTCGTAAACCTATCGCTCCACAACCCGCCAATGACCACCCAGAGCCGCAAACTCCTCCTCGATGATGCGAGCTGTCAATTCAGGATCCGAACAGCAGAAGACGTCAAGGTACACCTTGTTGTCTTCGGGATATGTCCTGGCCGAGAAGTGACTCTCGGACAGGACCAAGACGCCCGTGGCGCCATGGGGTTCAAATTGGTGAAAAGCCTGGGCCACTACGTGGAACCCACACCTTTCAGCGATTCGCTTCATAATCTTTTCGAGATGGACCCGTCGCGAGACCCACACGCCCGTGATGTGTCCGACGAGATGGCTCTTCATTTATATTTTAAGGATTATTCATTTTATATACGACGAGGATCACAGCACCGACCAGGTACAGCATGCCAAAGTACATCTGGCCCGGCTTGGCGGACTGCTGGGTCCGTGACGCGACCAT